TGTCTCTCCCCTCTTTTTTCCATACTGTTTTCGCATGGATTTCATAATTTTTTTGCCTTTTTCGTTCAATGGCATTATTCTTCTACCTTAATAGCAGTTATACCTTGATTTCCGCTCTTTGCAAGGCTTACTCCAGCCCTTAATTTGGCTAAACTTTCATTTTGTTCCATTTTATCCTCTGCTAACTGTCTAGATTGCATTAATTTTGCTCTATCTAAGTCTGCTTTTTGCTCTCCTTCGTCTTTTTTACGTTGATTTTCCATCGCACGAAGGTCAACTTCTCTAGCTTTTAATTTTAATAGTGGGTCAGAGTCAAATTGTGACGTAATTCTCTTCTCTTCTTCCATAAAATCACCTGTTAGTTCTGCAATCAACACTGCTTTTCTTGCTTCCATGTCCATAGATATCTTTTGTAGCTGTGCTTGCACTTGTGGGTTCTGTTGTGCCATCTGTTGCATCATAGGTAGTTGCTGAATTGTATCTGCAAACTCTAATTCTATCTGTTCTTGTGCCATTAAACTGATATGCTCAAGAATATTTTTCTCCAAAGCGGCCATAATGGGAGGATTATTTCTAACCATATTAGTTGCCATAAAATTTAAATGGGCTGTGATGTGTGCTCTGTGGTCTTGACCACGAAACGCTTGAAAAGGTTTCATTGCTAACGCATCAATGTGCTCTAACGCTGGGTCTTTTGGTGCAATTGGTGCAGGCGGTGGTAAAATTTTATCAATATCTTTTATGCCAAGTGCTTCATACATTTTTCTGTACGCTGCGTATAAATTATGAATTTTAGGATTAGATGTTGCAAGTTGTAATTCTGTTTGTGCAATCGTAATTCTTTGTGCCATAGAAAATATATTAGGATCTGCAACGGGTAAAATATCTACTCTATCATCAAAGTCTAATTGTTTAACTTCTCTTCTACCACCTACTACATCATATGGATAACTTGGCGGTAAATATGTTTTAAATAATTTTGCAAGTAATCTAAACTCAGATCTCATAGATGTGTACAATCTTTTGTGTATTGCAGACATGACACGTGATCCTCTTTCAAGAAGAGCAACTGTTGTTCCTACTGCAGCTCCTTGATTACCATCACCAACTTGCATGTCAGCGATAGCTGCAAATCTTTGACCTGCTTGTACAACCACACCCATCAAAGTTAAAAGTGTTGCAGATGGTTCTTTGTATGGAAGCATCATGAATGAATCTCTAATATTACCACCTGGTGCATCTACGTCTTTAAACTCACCTGGTTGTATCGGTGCTGCTTCGTCTCTAACTCTTACACCTCTTTGTTTAAATCCTGCTGGCAGGTTTGATAACGTACCTGCATCCAATAATTGACGGAGAGCAACGGTTGCAGTTCTGCTCAATCCGCCAATCATATGGATCAATCCAAATCCGTAGAATCCTAGTCCTGGCAGAAATTTAAAGTGGACAAAGTAAGGTATTCTATTTTTTCTTGGATCGTTAGGATCAAAGTTCCTTCTAATAGAAAGAACTTTTCGCGAACCTTCTTCTACAGTTACAATATAGGGGAGCTTGATTCCTGTATCGTCTCCGTCCGCGTCCTTATCTTCGAAACCTTCTAAATCTAAATTTACATGGCACTCTAACAAAGTGTAAACTGGTTCTTGTCTACCAGTTTTTTTAGTGCCTTCTAGTTCTCTTTCTTTCGACTCTACTTCATCTTTCATCATCGATGGCGCTCCTAATTCTATATCAGAATAGAAACCACCAACTTGTTGTTTTCTTAAATCATTCTCAGACATTTTTAGAACGTGCATGATGGCCTCTGCATCTTCTAAAGATGTTGCAGAGTACGGCACGATTAAATCATCTGCTGGTACAAACTTAGATACCGCTCTACCTAATAAATCATCGTAGTAAACTTTTTTAAATGTAGATCCTGCAAGCGGTAAATGAAATAACATTTGGTCAAACTCTGGTTCGTACTCGCCCATTTTTTCCATGAGTTCATAGTTCATGTAATCTTTTAC